ATAAGTTTTGTCTAGACAGCACTACGTCTTCATAGTACTCCTGGGGCCATTTATCATAGTATCCCATGCGTTTTAATCTATCAGAAGCCTCATATAATTGCGAGAACTTTTGTATCAACATCATAGAGAAATCAATCCTCCCATCAGGTAAATCAGATGTATCTCCTGTGGGATTTAAAAGAAACTCTTGATCCTCTTCCGTAGGTGGATTTTTCGGGTGAAAACCTAAAAAATATATATCTTTGCGATTAAATTTATTGTTAAAAGAGTCAATTTCTTTTTGAAATTTATTAAGACTAAACTCTCGAAAAAAAGGATCGCAGAATATCAATATTTCTTTTTTTGAAAAATCTAATGATCTCAATAGTTTATTTAATTGTCTTCTATAACCGATTTCAGGGTTTCTAATTTCTATCCAAACCTTATCTTCTTTCCAGGCTTTTTTAGCATAAGGACAAGCAGGCATGTTGTTCAGATGAGTATTAGGGACTTCTAAATAATGTTTAGACCATAGGTAAACATCTTCATAAATTAGTTTTTGATAATTTTTAAGCTTTTTGAATTCTTTTTTTAGTTTTTGATTCAATCTTTTTTCTCTTCTTTTTCCTTTTTAATCCTGGTTTTGATATTTGTTGAGGTATTTGAGAGCGTGAAATCGCCATTAAAAGTCTGTTGTTTTTATGAGAAATTCTTCTATCCAGGCAATTCGATCATCCATTTTATTCATGCGATCATTCATTGTAGTTAGTGTATTTTTAATTATAGCAATGTCTTGTTGCATCTGAGTTACACTATCTGCTTTATCTTCAACAGCGTTTAATCTCTCACCCCACATACCCCATGAAACTAGAAAGCCACTGATAATGACAATGTATGGAGATGCGAGTTTAAGATCAATTTTCATACTTTATCCTATCATTAATGTTCCATTTTGCGAATGCTTTTTACAAAGATTCTTCCTTGAATTTCTTCTAGCTCCGCCTCTGCCTCACCACAAGTAATTAATACCGTGGGACCCATATTACGTTTCATTATACGTTTTTTCTCTAAACAATCACTAATACTTTCTGTGTAAGTGTGCTCTAATAATTCCCCATTGCCACTAAATAGACAAAGAACAATAATAACTTTCCACATTAGTAACTTCCGTTTCCATTACCATTTGTAAACTTTATTTCTCTTGTTGCATCTTTTAATTTTTCAACATCTTTTTCTAGTTGATCTACCATTTCTTCTAAATGTCTAATCATAATCTTCGTATCCGCATTTTCATCTAAGGTTGCTTGTTGTTTTTCAACTTGTCCTGATAAAAATTCTAATAACATATATTGTTCGTCATCCGCAGGCAAGTTTCCCATTAAACCTCTGGGCCATTTAATTCGAAACTCTGTATTTAATTCCACATCTTTTTCCATTAGTTCTAATCGAGTAGAGTGTTGATTTAAAGTTTCAGTAATCCCGAAATAGGCGTATACACCTACGGCAACCGATGCCACAATTGCCAATAAATTTCTAATGGGCATTCCAATAGTTGTTTCGCTACTAACATTCATTTACACCTCACTTAATATTAAACTTAGGGTTAATATTAACATACACATTGCAGCTATGTAAATTAACCAATCTTGTTTCATTTAAAAATGTTCATTATTCCACTAAAAATATCTCTCATCCTTGTATTAATTTGATTGTTTATATATGAATTTAAATATTGATCAAAGTCTTGATTATTATTCATATAAGGGGAAGTCATCGATCCTGCAATGCTACTTGATTCGGGAATCTGGTTGACAGGTGCGGGTGTCAAGGAACCAATACCTGTATTATCAATTGGTGTTGGGTTTGCAGGTTGATTTGCAATATTATCAGGTCCTGGACCCATTATAGCAGGCCCTCCAATTCTTGGAGCCCCTCCTATTGGCAATTGAGTTGGAGTGGTGCGGATGTTTTTAAAGGAGTCCAATGAAACTCCTCCAGGGCTGCCTGGATTTCTAGCTGGTGGTATGCCTCCAACGAGCCCTGGTCCTAAAGGACCTTGTTCAGGAACCATTGCTCCGCCTAATAAACCGCCAAGTTCATCTTGATACTCTAACATTGTCTTAGTTGGATATCCTTGAGTATCAAAAACATCTTGAGCATATTTCATAAAAGCAGGAGATTTTACATCTCTTTGTCGAATTCTATTTTGAATTTGTTCTACTAAAGCTGCTCCCTCTAATATTTGAGGTAGGCGATAATTATTACCACCTGTGTTAGTAACATTTATTGAAGATAAATCTCTTAACATTTCCAACGCTTCCTTGCTTGTCTTAATCTTGAATTGGGATCTTTTGCTGCTTTAGGGAATTTTTTCATTTGACCTGCAGAACGAGCACAGAAAGATTTTCTTCTTTTTGCAGCTTTACTACCTTTCTTTACTTTACCTGTCACTGCGGTCTTTAACTTCGAACCAGGGTTTTCTCGTCTATAACGAGCAACACCTGCCTTAGTCATTCCCGCCCCACTCTTAGTGGAGCGGAAATATTTTTTTGTTTTTGGAGGTTGTTTGTCTGCCATTATCCAGTGTAAAATACAGTGCAAGTACAATTCACAGTAGTGACATTTAAATTAGATTTAAATAATACACCTTGTTCTGGAATGTTCATTGGAACGTCTGAGGTTCCACCGACTACAGCTACATTAAATAAAGCAGTGCCTCCATCGTTAAAAGTAACAGAACCACTATCTGTGCCATCAACACCAATAATAAATCCTTTTAAACGGGATCTGATTGAATTGATCGTAGTAGTAGCGTCTGCTGCAGCACCTTTAACGAGAATATCACTATCGAAGGCCATTGTTTACTCCTTACGCAGGTACGTCACCGGCAATTGCTATTTGTGCATTTTGTAAATACTTAACAGTCACTGTTGCATTACCTGTAGTTCCATCACCATCGGTACCTGTATAATCAGCTACAACTTGGATATCGGTTGAACCTACATTAGAAGCTTCAGCATCAAGTGTTCCATAAGTAGTAGCTAAAGCTTTTACGTTTGCAGTTGCAATAAATGCGTCAGCATCAGCTATAGTACCAACAGAAACAGTTGCTGCATTAGTATCATCATTTACTTCTGTTACGTTTAAAACAACATCAGTAATTTGTGAATTTGCAGGGATGGTTGCGATAACTTGGTTTAGGTGAGAAGCACCTGTGATATCAATATATGCAGATTGTGCCATTACAACCTGACCTGTATTTTTTACATCAGATCCTAAAGTAGTACCTGTTGTATCTTTGATTGTTCCAGCCTTAATAGGACCTGAAAAAGTAGTTGTTCCCATGTCTACCTCCTTATAAGTAGTCGCCTAAGCGTCTTGGGGTTAATAAAGCTTAATTTAAACATAAAAAAAGGGCGGAGTCAAAGACAACCGCCCTTCTTGTTTGAGGAATGTTCTGATTAGGAACCTTGTGAACCGTATACACAACGAGGATCAGAGAAGCCGAAGCTGTATCTTTCTCTCGCTTTGTATCTCACATTACCTGTATCGAAGTCACCTTCCATAGCTGTTGATAATGGAGTTCTTACAAAGTGCTTAAAGCCATTAGGTGCATCAGTTTTGATGTAATAACCATCTGTGTCAGTTAAGTAGTGGTTTACTACATAACCTTCAGGGATCATGTTCATGTTTCTTAATGCGTTAATGTCATTGTCAGCAGTTCCTACTCGACCTGGTGAGTTTAAGATTCTATCAGCAACGAACTGTAGTTGAACTGGTACGATCAGTTTTCTACCTCTAGTTGCGATTAATAGACCTCTTTCATCCACATACTGAGAAATATCAATTAAAGCTTGCTCTAATGAAGTTTCATTAAGGTCAGCGTCAGTTGCACTTCTGTTTGAGAATGTACCACCAAGTGCGGTTGGGTGAGCAGCGTTTACAAGTGAAACACCATCACCACCAGGATTAGAACCCGCTGCACCAGATGCTGCAAAAGCATTGTTTAACACGTCAGCAGCTTTAATCTGCTTTGTGTATGCCATTGATCTGGCTAATGCACGTGTGTATCTAGCAGATAGTCTGTCATAAAGATTATCTTCAACAGCTTCTTCTGTGATAGCAAATGCTAGTGCAATAGTTTCGTGTGAATAACGAGATGTAAAGCTCTCTTGAGCTGAATCAAAAGTTACTGCTGCACCCTCTGATTTTGTTCTCGCATTACCGAAACCAACTAACATTACTTCTTCTTCAAAAGCTCTTTCAGATGTTTCTTGATCGAAGATTTCTGCGTGTTCGTTTTCGTATTTGTCATACTCCAGGCCGAATAAAGCGTTCAAACCTGGCTCTAGTTCTTTAACTAGTTGTTGTCTTGATATTGCCATGATTTAACTCCTTATATTCCTGTTGTGTCAGAGA